GCTTGCAGATTGGCGTCCACTCGAAGCCAGCTGCAATCGCTTGCTGTAAAGGTGCGCCAGGCATAGGAAGCTGAAGCACGGTCAGAGGTGTCATCAAAGTTGCAGTTAAGACCGACTTCCAAAAACTCAAGCAAAGCTTCGATGTCCTTGACTCGGACGACAGAAACATTTATCAGAATACGCTCGTTGCCGAAGCACTGAGCGGAAAGCTGCATTCCTGACCAACGCTTTAAAAGCGCCTGCAGTTGAATTGCGTGGGGCAAAAGTTTTGTGTAGGCTTTTGCTAAATCCATCGCAGCAATTTGCTGGCCCACGACGGAACCTATGATGTCACAGTCCATTTAAGTCTCCAGAAAGGGCTTTCGCCCAGGTTATTAGCCAAGCTGGCTCAGCAGGTCATCAGAATCAATCGGAGTCTTTTTCGCAGCGCTTTTTGTCTTGCTCGCAGCGCTCGTCGCAGCCGCTTGCCCACGCCCTTTGCGCAGCAGCTCCACTGCTTCCTTCATATCCTCACGCGTCAGCGTGTTGTCCCGGGCTTTTTGTCGGAACTGTTCAATCTTGATAGTCATCTCAGGGGTATACATGGCTGGCTTTCAGTGTTAACGATAGGTCTATTATACCCGGGGATTATGCAGAGAGGCAAGCATAATCTCCAAGTATTTCACCCCATGTAGAGTTCTTTTTTCGGCCTTGTCACACTCACATAGAGGCAGCGGTAGGCCTCTGCCCGGCTGCGGTTGGTGAGGATGTCACGCCAGTTAGCGTATGCTTTTTCGTACGTCGAACCCTGGGCGCGGTGTGCTGTGGTGGCGTAAGCGTGGCGCGCGGAGTGGAAAAGCTCTTTGAACTCCCAGAAATTCTTCCATTTCCGCCTGTCGATTTTCGCCTCAGCAGCAAGTCGGGCAACGCGGTTGGTGTAGGCTGGCTGGGACTCCTTGTGCAAGAGCCAGAGGGTCACTGACTGATTAAAGTCCGTCCGCACGACAATGCGCCAGCACTTGAACTCATTCGCTTCTGGATGCTGTGAGATGTCTGCGCGCTCGACAGTCCCTTCTTCATCCGTCGTGACCATCGGCTTGCCTTCCAGGTCCTTGCCGGGTTCCAGCATGGTGATGCGGTCGCCGGGCTGCCAGGGGTAAAGGTAGGGGTCTGCGAAGAGTTCTTTGCGGATAAGGGCGTTAAGCTCATCCACTACGACATTCCGCCATGCGATGGCCTTGGCTTTGCCGGAGAGGAAAGAGTCTGCGTCGTTGATAATTGCTTGACGATAGCCTGCCGCGCTCAGCGCCCAAACCCCTTCGATATCATCATGGTCGCTGACGAATTCGATAGGCTTAAAGGGCGTTATAATTTGGCTCCGAACTTGCGCACTGAGCTTGAGAATCTGATTATCCGTCCGCATAATTTTGGTAAGGACACCCTTTTTATCTTCCTGACAAAGGGTCCAGATTTGCGAGAGGTCTTCGCCCACCGGCGGCAACTGCCACCTGTCCCCCATGAATATCCAGCGGATTTGCGGATGGAGCTTGGAAGCTTCGTGGATGTACTTCATGACAGGGATGCTCAACATACCCCCTTCGTCCACAACCACCACGGCGTAAGCGGAAATGTCGACTTCCTCTTCCGAGGCCCGAAGCTCTTTAACCTCCCCGTTGGCTGCCATTGTCAGGCCCAAAAGGGAGTAAATGGTCTTGCACTCGGGCCTGTAGGTTTCACTCCGCAGGGTTTCGCGAAGCACCTTTACGGCCTTGTTCGTCGGGGCGGTGAAGACTATGCGGCGCTTCATACGTTGCACGAGTTCCTGCATACAGAAGGTTTTGCCTGTACCTGCCGGACCTTCGAGAAGGAAAAAGTTGCTGTCGCCGGTGGTTGTGCAATGCTTGAGCATGGCCTGCACGACGATTTCTTGTTCACTGTTAAGAGGCATGGAGAGATTCCTTTTCAGGCGGTTGGAGGGGGTTGCTGGTCATGATGGCTCCTGTTGTTTGGCGATTGGTGGCGAGAAAATCTCATCGTATTCTGTCCATGACAGTCCGCCTCTGCCGTCAAACTGTTTGACAAGTTCGGCAGGCGTTATGCGCACGTCATGACGGTCCTTGATGATGCAGCCGCCATCTCGGGTATCAATGCGGACTTCGACATACTTGCAACGCATGTTCTCGTCCCATACCCACTTGCCGGACCGCATCAACTCGATCACCGGCAACACGTCATCAATGTGGTCCCAGTCTCGATTGGGCTGGCCTTCAGCGGTAGACTGCCGGTCTTTGTGCCAACGACTGAATATTTCCCGCGCCATCCCGTAGGCGGTATCCCAGTCCTGCTTTGGTGCGCCGCCTTTGTGACTCAGCACGCGCATGATGAATTTCAGTTCATAGAACGGGTATGCCGGGTCAACTGGTTCAGCGGTGGGGGGGTGAGGGGTGGCTGCGACTACTGGAATGGCGTTCGGGTCACGGGGGTCGCACACTGCGTAGCCGTTCCATTCCAGCGAACTGGTTTGAGCTTTCAAATAGGCAATCGGCACAGCCTCTGCGCGCTCCTGGTTGTTTGCTGAGAGGGCGGCAGACTTGACCCAGCCGATGCCATTCAGCGTCTCATGAAGAATCCGCGTTTCCGTGTCGTAGCCTTCCTCGTCAACTAAGACCCGTAGATAGCCATTGGCGTCCGCAATACCCTTGCACGGCGTGTAGTGCGTCTCTATGTACCAGCCCTCAACCGTCCGATCCTCGCGGATATATTCGGTTTTCATGCGCTCTCTCGCCTCAACAGAAACATCAGCCATCACAGCTCCTTTTTCGGTGTTCATTTTTTAATAGCTTTCGTCGTATGCGCGGCCAAAGCCAAGCGACATGTACCAAAACCCGAAGGTGAAGGTGGCGGTAAACGCAAAAGGGAATCGCGAGAGGTGGACTCCAACCCCAAAACCGGTAACGCGCCTGAACACAAAACGATCTCCAGATCCCATGATTACGATTCCTTTTTGTTTGTGGTTGTTGGGGACAGGGCGGCGTCGATTGCGACGTTGTGAATTTCTTCCAGCGTGGCGGCGTAAATCATGGGTTGACCCTCAAAGGGGCAGACCTCGCCCATGCGCTCATAGTTGGCCCAAGCGTCATCAATGGCGACAAGCACTTTGCCGAACCGCTCCCTCACCCGCACCAGCTCATCCTCCAGAGCCTTCTTCTCTGCGTCGTGGTCGGCCAACAGTTGACGTATTGCGGCAGGGTTGCAAGAAGCCATCAGACCAGCATTGGCCGCTGTGTTGTGGTTAGTTACCCCGACTTCAAGAATCGTGGTACAGGCAAGGCCAACGGACAATGGGATAAAACCATCTTCCGCAACCTGCTCGATTCGCCATCGGTTGGCAAATTCTTGCCTCGCAATCCAAGGCCCATCAGTAGGCCCAGCAGCAAGGGCTTGCTCAATCGCTGCGCGGGTAGTGGTCATGATTGGAGGTCTTTCAAATGTTGAGCGAGTCGGCACTTCGTATATTCAATGACGTTGTAAGCAATCCCCACCGTGGAAAGCAATGCGACCAGCACCAAATCAGCTAGACCTTTTCCAATCATTGCAATCAGCACGTAAGCCAAAAGTAACGACCAAATGACGCCAAAAAATACTGCTGTTTTCATTTCTCTATCCCCTATGGCTGCAGAGCAGCGGTTGTTGGTTAAGCCACTACCAGGCGCTGACCTTGCGAGAGTTTGGCCCCCGGCACTTCAGTCCCGGCTTTGATGGCGGCTTTGATGGCGGTCTTGTCGGGCGCTGGCGGTGGTGCTACGGGCTTCGTCATGTACTCGGCAGGGATAAGCCCCGGCTCGTAGATTTCCACGGCTGGCGGGTTGTTCTGCAGGCTGATCTTGAACAGCGGCGATTCCAGCTTTTGAATGTTGGCCGCTTGCATGTTGGTCAGTAGGTACTGGCGAAGCGCGGCGGCTTTCTTGACGCGGCCCGTCTTGAGCGCGGTCAGGCGGGAGATTTCCGCATCAATGGCGGGCGTGTGCATTTCCAGGCCACGCGCAATCATTTCGATGCCGGTGGCTTTCTGCGCAATGTCGTCGGTCAGGCCGGATGCTTCAATCGTGTCTGCCACGGTGACGGCATCAAGGTCGAGGTCTGCAAGCTGGTTGGCAAGGTCCAGATACTGGCCGGTGAGGGTGTAAAGGGCTACTGAGGTCATGTTGTGCTTTCTTGGTTTTAAGGGTGGGGTACTGGCTTTCGCTACTCGGGTCTTGGCTCGTCAGCCTCACGGTTTCGGTAGCCGTTTTCCCCCGTAAATCAAAACGGAATGTCGTCGTCTAGGTCATCAAAGCCTGCTGCCGCCTTGGCTGGCGCTGATGCAGGCGCTTGGCGTGGCGTGGCTTGCTGTTCACCGCCTTGACGCTGGCCCAGCATTTGCATTGAATCGGCGCGAATCTCGGTGCTGTATTTCTCCACGCCGCTGGAGTCGGTCCACTTGCGAGTGCGCAGCGACCCCTCGACGTAGCATTGGGAGCCCTTGCGAAGGTACTGCCCTGCGATTTCGGCCAGGCGGCCGAAGAAGCTCACGCGGTGCCATTCGGTCGCCTCACGCATTTCACCGCTGGCTTTATCCTTCCATTTGTCAGTGGTGGCGATGGTGACGTTTGCCACTTGATCGCCATTGGGGAAAGAGCGGGTTTCTGGATCACGGCCCAAATTGCCAATGATTTGAACTTTATTGAGGGAGGCCATTAGGCGGTTTCCTTTTCTGGGGTTGGTGTTTTCTTGGCAAGTTCTGGCTCAAGCTCCAATCGGCGCTTGTTTTTGGCTGCTTTCACAGCTGGGTGGTGAGCTTCTGGAAGCATGGCAATGGCCGCTTCAAAGTGACCGCGCAAAACGTCCACACTGGCGGCTTTGCTGATACCGTCAAGGATGGCATTCACATCAGGGCCTGCAACGCCTTGTTCGAGCCACGTCAGAAGCTCCTTGCCGGTTTCCTGGCTGATCTTGAAAAACCTGCCATCAAACAGGCTTGTGCGATCTTTGGACGCGCTGGCAATGTGATTCATGTCCACATCCAGCATGACGGTAAATTCGTACTCCATGCCCTCGCGCTGCACTGGTGCAAGGCCGACCTTTTTTGGTTGCTGTTTGCCCTTGTCGTTCGTCTCCAGAACGTAGTCCTGCTTTGCACGCATGGTGGCGATGATGTGTGCAGGGCTTTTCAGCATGGCGTCAACCAGTGCGTTGTGTTCTGGTGTGATGGTGCGCCACGCGGCAAAGCTGTTCGTGCCCCTGTCGGCCATTTTGCCCTGCTTATCGAGCAACCCGCCATCACCAGCCCAAGCGTGAGACAGCGAATCAATGATGATCGTGTTGTAGCCAGCCTGTTCAAATGCCGCGATGGCTTGCGTGTATTTGGCGACGGTGTAGGGCGCTTCGATGCTGATAACGTCATACTCGCCCAAATGGGCATAGAGATGCCCTGAGCCGTGTTCGGTGTCAATCAGGCCGACCTTGCCGCCGATGCCAAAAGCCAGCAGCAGGGCGCTGTAGGTCTTTCCGGCTCCGCTGGGTGCAGCAATACCCATCCTGAGCTTTGCCTTCATTCGTTGCGCTTTTTTGATTTCCATTTCAGTTCCTTAAATAGCAGACCTAACGCCTGCCAGTTGTGCCGCTGAAAGGCCAGCGGCAAGCCATCAAAACGGTAGTGGTTCCAGCGCCCAAAGCAGAGCGATCCAGGCCGCTGCCATCCGGCCCTTACCCATGCGTCGCTGGCGTTTGTATTCCCACTTCAAAAGAGTGCGCGTCATGACAACCAGCCAAGCGCAAAGGCAACAGACAAGCCGCACATCGTTCCGGCAAACATGCCGAACAGGAAAGCGATAGGCATGGCGACCCGTGCGCAGCGCTCCCAGCAATCAGGCGGGGCGGGATCTTGTGCGTCGAGCATCTGAATCGGCAACTCCCCCGCAAGATGGTGCTGAACGACTTGCGCTGCGGACACTTGGCCGCTTAGTACGGCTTCGCGGAGTTGGGTGTTCATGGCTTAGGGCCATTCCGCTCGTCTGCATGGCGGTAGTTGCGCTCAATCTCTACCGGGTCCGAGATGACTTCGGACGACATGTCAAAATAGCCTGCAGATATGTTTCGCTCGTCGTAAACATATTCCTCTGCCGCTTCGATTGCACCCTCATCAGTGTTTGCGCGATCTTCATCATCGATGTACACCATGTGGGTTGTTTGCTCCGTCAATGTGACTTTGACCCACTTAGCCTTGATTTCTGGTTTCATTTCTTCACCCTCTTAAGTTCACGACCAACAGCGCAATAAGCAGCGCCATCAACAAATACCGCAGCGCTGTTGTCGCCTTGTTGGACAAAACAATCAGCCTGGAAACGCGCTTGGATGGCCTCGATTCGGGCGACCTCGCGTTCGTCGGCAAGCATTGAACTGCTGTCGGTGTATTCGGCGCGGCGGTCTGGCTGTTCGCGCAAAGCAGGTGCAGCTACTACACAGATGCCAATAATGGACAGCCAGAAGGCTAGGAAGCTGGTTAGGGCTTTCATAATTCCCTCGCTTTGAGCATGGCGTCTGCAAACATATAAGCAGAGGTAGCAATCAAGGGAATGGCGGCAACTTCAAACTCGCTTCCGTCAGCCATAGAGCCAGCAATCAAGCCCTGCAAAGCCTTCTCGGCAAAACGATCGCGCAGTGTCATGCCAGAGCCGGAACAATCTTTCTCGTAGTTGCCGCTAGCCGTTGGGTAAGCTGGTCCGCCAGTGTTCTCGCTCATACAGCCTCCCGTTGCTTCGTAGGGACTTCGAGCCGGTCAAATATTGCGTCAGCATCCTGAAAAACAGACCGTGCTTCTTCGGGCGTTGCGTATTGCGTGTATTCCCAATCGCCAAGGTGGTTGTAGTCGCAACCCACTTGAATCGCAGTCTGTGAGCCGTCATTGCCATGGTGGCGACGGAGATAAGAACAGCCGCCATGAAACCCAAGCTCTGCGGCGTCCTGCCACATGTTGTCGCCAACAAACTCAACAAAGCGCGGGTGCTTTGGATAGATGTATGCGTAGATGCACCAGCGATTAACCCCTTCGGCGTCATAGCAGCCGCTAGATTCTTCGCTAGAGCCAGATGTATGGCGGCTGACTATCACAAGGAAGTCTTTGCCGTGCCGCCTCCATTCATCTTTGTGAATCCAGCGATTGTCAAAATCACTCATCGCACAATCCTTTCTGCCGCGTCTTGGCGGCGAGTCCACAAACCCTTCCACTTGCAAGTCATACCCTTGTCCCATGTCTCACCAGCACGAACCCGCAGGCCCTGACCACCAATGCCAATCGTCAAAGGGCTGGACGCCGGAATCGTGCGGACAATCTCTTTCGTGTCCACCTTGTAGATATAAACATCGTCGTCATTAAAGGACTCGACGCGCATGGGTGCTGGTTTGCTTGCCGACAGCTTTGGCGCAATGCCGACACACAGGCAGGCCAGAGCGTTTGCGTCGTATAGGTGCTTGTCTGGGGCGTTCATGCTGCGGCAACCTCACAGGTTGAGCCGTCGATCAAGGTCATATCGCGCCCGTTATCAAGGCGTGCAATGCGTGCCGTGTGGCCGGGGCAAATCTCGCCAAACTTTGGGTAGGCATCAAAACGGGTAATGCGGCCAGCGACTGCAGAGCTGAACAACATATCGCCAATTTTTGCCGCCGTGGTTTGAATCGTTACTCTGTTCATGTCGTTTCTCCTTTTCGTTTATCACCACCTGTTGGTGGGCTTGGTTGAATTATTGAGGTATGCGACAAATGCCGCAACACAATTGTTTCAATGTCAAATTCAATATCGATAGCCAAAATCAATTAGCAATTATTTTTCACTGAGATAAAAATCACCACATGGAAAAAATCAACCTGCCCACAGTCGTAATTGAGCGGAGTGGCGATGACCTCAAAATCTCGCACAATCGCACAGGTATGACAACCACCGCCAGCGCAAAACAGTTGGACTCATGGGCTGTTCAACAATTGCGCAAAGAGCTGTTGCCGCCAAAGCCAGCAGTTACATCATGACCTCAACCCAACCTGCCGCAATGGCATCACTCAAGGAGACAGCATGAAATTCAAAGGCCAATTGATGGCATTCGATGCCTTCCTGATCGCAACTGTGTGCCTCTATTCAACCGGGCACTGGATCGGCGGCACTGTGCTGGCAGTCGTGAGCTTTCTTGAACTGATGGCCTATGGCTACGCCAAAAAGGAAGGTCTCGCATGATGTACAACAGCCCAAGCGCCCGACTACTCGCGGCCCAGCAATATTTGGCAGAGCGTGCAGCAAGAAACCCAAAGCTGACGCCCTCGCGCACTTTCGTCAATTCAACGACGCAGGGCACCTACACCGGCAACAACATGCCAAGCCCTCGCCCTGATGCTGGGCAGCTTTCTGCTACTGGGAGGGGAGTGTGATGACACAGCTCGATATTTACTTTTCACCTGCATCGATGGCCTTTGTTCAAACCCGCGCACGCCGCACCGACAGCCAGACAAGCAAGGACGCTGCAAAAGCCGCTGTGAGCCACAAAGCGGACCAAGAGCGTGCAGCCATCACGGCGGCAGTTAAAGCCGCTCCTGCTGGCCTTACAGCTTACGAGGTGGCCGACCTGATTGGTCTTGACCGTCAAGAAACCAGCCGGCGCATTAGTGAGTGCGGTTTGTACAAAACATCAGAAACCCGCCCGAATGTCGGTGCGCGTCCTGGTTCCGTTTGGGTGGCGGTGGCGTAGATGGCCTATTGACGGCATCAAAATAATGTGCTGTAATTTAATCCGTCAAGTGGTCGCAACACAAGACAACCAGAGGCCCTTGGCTTCTGCTTTCAGCCTTAACTGGCAACGTGTTGCGACCACGGAAAGCAGAGACCAAGGGCTTTTTGCATTCCAGACTAGAAACACTGCTCAAGCGTCTTATTCACGATCAGGGGTGTTTTTAAAGCGGGATGATGTAAAGCCACACCGCAAGCGCGTCGAAGCCTACAGCGCGGCTATGACCCCGGCACAGGGGGTTTGTGTAGGCCAATCCAGAGCGTGCCAGTTCTGGAGATTGCAGCGTGTCCCATTGATGACCGATGTAAAGAGACCCGCACCCCGATTTATTTGGGTATGGGTCTCCTTTGCCCGAAGAACCCTTGAAGCCCGATATTTAAGGAATACCAAATGCTAGTTACCAGAGAGTGGTTGGAGTCGGTAAGTGATGAAAAGGGATTGACTCGGGGACAGCAAGAGTTATTGAACAACCACGCAGGCGGTTTGCCTTATGTGGACAGTCTGCTTGATGATGAAATCGCCCGACATGTTGCCTTATGCAAGGGCTGGCGAAAAACGCGGGCCGATGTGCTGTTGATGCGCCAGAAAAATGGCGCTTGATTCGGGAGAGGGCAGGAATCATTGGGATTCCACCCTTGTAAGAACTATGGCTTTTAATTTATCAACCGATTAGGAAAACATGACCAGTTATGAAGACTTTGTGAAGTCTAAAAGGCGTGCCGAGGTTGCAACAGGACACACTCCTGGCGACCTGAATGAGCATCTTTTCGACTTTCAGCACGCGATTGTGTCGTGGGCCGTTCGCAGGGGGCGTGCCGCCATCTTTGCAGATACTGGCCTTGGGAAAACGCTCATGCAACTTGCGTGGGCTGAAGAAGTGGCAGAAAGAACATGCGGAATAGTCCTTATTCTCGCGCCGCTTGCCGTGTCCGAGCAGACCATCGAACAAGGAAAGACGTTTGGCATTGAAGTAGCCCGCGTGCCACATGGCGAAGCCCCTACATCATCCGGCGTCTGGATAACCAATTACGAGCGCATGGATTCTGTGGACTTTGCCGAATTGAGCGGCATTGTGTTGGATGAGTCGAGTATCCTTAAAAGCCATACCGGGAAAACCCGTACGGCCATTATTGAGGCCAGCCAAAAAGTCCCGTATCGACTGAGCTGCACAGCCACGCCATCACCTAACGATTTTGATGAATTGGGAAATCAGTGCGAGTTTTTAGGTGTGATGACGCGCACGGAAATGCTGGCTACCTACTTTGTTAACGACACTGGAGACACAGGAACATGGCGACTTAAAGGATGGGGTGCATCGAAGTTTTGGGAGTGGATGGGAACATGGGCGGTTGTTTTGCGGAACCCTTCTGATCTCGGATTTGATGGATCTAAATACGTATTGCCAGAACCTAAATATTTTGAGCATGTCGTCCAGACGGAGCTGATCGGAGACGAGTTGTTTGCCCGTCCTGCCTTGTCCATGCTTGAGCGCAGAAAAGCGCAGCGGGACAGCATTGAAGCACGCTGCAAGGCATTGGCCGATGTGGTGAATGCAGATACATCCGAGCCGTGGTTGATTTGGACCCACTTGAACGATGAAGCTGAAATGTTGGTAAGCCTGATTCCTGGCGCGGTTAATGTGCAGGGGTCCGACTCGCCAGAATCCAAGACCAGAAACATGATGGCATTCACGCATGGAGAGTTGCGGGTGCTTATCAGCAAGCCAAAAATATGCGGTTATGGCATGAACTGGCAACACTGCGCACGCATGGCTTTTGTGGGGCTTGATGACTCATTCGAGAAGTTCTATCAAGCCGTCCGCAGATGCTTTCGATTTGGGCAAAAGCGTAATGTGCATGTTCACGTTTTCACCGCTGAAAACGAAGGCCAGATTCTTGCCAACATTAAACGCAAGGAAGTAAATCACCACGACATGAGCGCGAACATGATTGAACACATGAAAGATATTATGAACAAAGAACTTGCCGGACAAGAGAACGTAGTCGACGAATACCGCGAAGCGACCCATGCAGGAGATGGTTTTACCGTCCACCTTGGAGACTGCGTAAAGCACACCCGAAAGATGGCCGATAACTCGATTGATTACAGCGTGTTTTCACCCCCCTTCGCGGACCTGTTTGTTTACTCAAACAGCGACCACGATATGGGGAATTGCAAAGACGATGCCGAATTCGTTGCACAACTGCGATTCCTGATCGCCGAGCTTTTCAGGGTCATCAAGCCTGGTCATAACGTCTCGTTTCACTGCATGAATTTGCCGACCACAAAGATGCGTCAGGGATTTATCGGCCTGCGTGACTTCCGGGGCGACCTCATTCGTGCATTTCAGGATGCCGGGTTTATCTATCACTCTGAGGTCTGTATCTGGAAAGACCCAGTAGTCGCAATGCAGCGCACAAAGGCATTGGGGCTGCTGCATAAGACCATCCGGGAAAACAGTACTATGAGCCGTATGGGGCTTCCTGACTACGTTGTGACGATGCGAAAACCCGGCGAGATAACCGAGCGAGTCACCCACGGGGAAGATCTGCCCGTGCATTTGTGGCAAAAATACGCAAGCCCGATTTGGGACGATATCAATCAAGGCCGCACACTTAACAAGCTTCCGGCCCGTGATGGCAACGATGAAAAGCATATGTGCCCGCTGCAGCTTGACGTGATTGAGCGGTGCATTCACCTTTGGACAAACCCCGGTGATTTGGTGTTTTCGCCGTTTACCGGCATAGGGTCAGAAGGATATTGCGCCGTCAAGATGGGCCGCAAGTTCGTTGGGACTGAATTGAAGCCAGCATATTACGAATTGGCGTGCGAGAACATCGCCGATGCGCGGCAATCAGAGACAGATGGTTTGTTTGCCGAGGCCGCATGATGGACCTATTCGGCGACACCATAACCACGACGGCCTGCATGGGCCGGCCCAGCCTCATAAATGCAGCTTACGGCTTCCCCGAATGGTGGAAGGCATGGCCCACAAACAGCCGCAAGGTAGCGAAGCAGCAGTGCTTAGACAAATGGGCTCGGTTTGAATGCGCAAGCTCCTACAGCCTGATCCTGGCCCATACAGAGTGGATGAAAACGCAGCCGGACTGGATGAAGGATAACGGGGCTTACGTCTGCGCACCGCTCGTTTATCTCAACCAGCGACGTTGGGAGGATTGGGAAATGCCAGCACCAGCCGCACCAAAGCACAATATCCTGGCCGAACTGAAAGCCCACAAGGGAACAAAGCCGAGCGCTGAGACATTGGCACGCATCGCCCAAATCAAAGGTTTGGCCGCTGATCGACAATGAGCTACAGCATGACCAAAGAATACGCCGCCATCCAATTACTGCGCCTTGGCCCGCTGAATCTTGGTGAGTTTGAGGTTATTACCGGCTGGAATTACGAATGCTGCGTGGGAACCATCAGGCGACTTCGCAACAAGTCCAAAGTCCGGTTGTTGGTAAGGGGTGCAGGAAAAAACCATCGCTCTGTTTATGAGGCCGTGCAATGACATGCCCCTCATTCAAGACAAGCCGCCAAGTTGTAGCGCAAAGGATACAGCTGTGAGCTACCAGCAGAAGGTAACCATTGGCGATGCTGTTTTGTATCAGGGTGATTGCGCTCTGATTCTGCCGACGCTCGGCAAGGTTGATGCGGTGATTACTGACCCGCCTTACGGTCTGGGGAAGAAACTATCTGGAGGGACTTGGGGCGCTACTCCGGAGCTGTTGAAGTGGGACGTCGCGCCGCCGACTGTTGACTTCCTTCTGAGTTTGGTGGGCCTGTCGCCTATCGCTGTTTTCTGGGGCGGCAACTATTACGGACTGCCGCCGACCCGTTGCTGGCTTGTATGGGACAAGCAGAACGCGGTGCCAACAATGGCGGATTGTGAGCTGGCATGGACGAGCCTAGACGCCAACACAAAGCGCATGAGCCGCCCGGTCGGGCGTGTGGAGAACGGCCACCCGTCTGAGAAGCCGCTAGACCTGATGGCATGGACGCTGCGGACGGTCAAGGCGTCGGGCACCGTATTTGACCCGTACATGGGCAGCGGCACCACCGGCGTGGCTTGTGTCAACGCTGGTTTGCCGTTCATCGGCATAGAGCGCGAAGAGCGTTATTTCAAAATAGCTTGTGAACGCATCGAGCAAGCCCACGCACAGGGGCAGCTTTTTGCACCAGAGCGCCCAAAGCAAGAGCAGGAGGCGTTGCTGTGAACCTATGGACAACTCAGAACAACACCGCCATCAGTGCGAGGTCCGCGCATGGATCGCGCTCACCCGTAAACATGGCCTGCCGTGGTTCAAGTCATTCACTTACAAGTGGAAGCGCTGGCCCGATTCGCAGCTACAGCGAGACTTTTGGGAGCAGTGGAAAGCGGGTAATTCCGGCGCGGCTGGTGAGTGGCATAAGTGACTGCGCCAAAGCCTCGATAGGTGAGTATTTCGCGCCGGAATTCGAGCGCCAGTGCGGGTTGTTTTTGCTGGAGGTGGTAGCCGCATGACCCCCGCCAAAACCAGTGTGAAGGTCTGCAATGCGTAGAGCCGCCAAAGTTGACGCCAACCAGACGCAGGTCGTGACGGCCTTGCGTGCTGCCGGTGCCGTAGTGCACAGCCTGGCAGCAGTGGGTAATGGCGTTCCTGATTTGCTGGTTGCATTCCGTGGGCAGACCATGCTTATGGAAGTAAAAGACGGATCTCTTTCACAAAGCCGCCGCGCTCTGACGCCTGCGCAAGTTGACTTTCATAAGGCATGGACTGGTGGCCCGCTGTCGATTGTTGATGGGCCTGATGCTGCGTTGCGTGCGCTGGGGTGCATCAAATGATGAAGTTCAACTACATCCGAAGCCCTGCGCTGATGAAGGCTTACCGCCAAATTGCCTGCACCAACTGTGGCCGGGATGACGGCACGGTTTGCGGCGCTCACTCG